TCTATAAATAGTATTCTTTCACTTTTCAGTAGACTCTTAACTTTAAACGCTATAAAGTCACTGTCTCTTTACTGAGCATTACCTTAGTCCATTTATTCTTTAATGCTTTGTTTCTATCAATGGACTAAGGTTCTCTTATCCTATTGACTCTTAAACTCACTTTAGTTTAATGTACATCAATAGAAAGGATTCATTCATATGTTAGAAAAGAAGCTCCCAAGACGACAACAAACAACAGTCTATTTGGATGATGAGGACGCTCAAATCATCACTGAAATTATGACCAACTACAACTTGAGTATGAATCAAGCAATTAGAACCTGCATTAAACACGCTCTTGAAATGTATAGCGCTGATAACAATGTGAACAATGATCTCACGTTGCCCGCTAGAATATTCGCTGGCGCTAAGAAAGCGGTCTATAAGCATGATATACAGAAGCGAGTAGAGAACGGATATTGTAGATAACCAATGGAAGGCCAAGACTGTATAATAAAGATCAACCAATCCATCAGAGATCAATTAGCTGTACTTGCTGAACGTCATAAGCGACCATCAAGCGATATCGTCCGCCTACTATTGGAGTATAGTCTTGAAAAGTACCGAAGATCTAAAGAAGGAAATAAAGCAGGCGTTGATTTACTTCGACTTTTGGAACTCTCAGAGACATCTCCCAACAGCTGCACAGAGTGCTGATTACTTTTCAACTAGACTTAAACGATTAAGGGTGGAACTCAATGGCAAGCATCAACTCAATCACACTGGTGGGGAAAGTGGTCGGACATCCAAAACCACATCAGACTAAATACTCGAAATACCTAGAGGTGCAACTACAGACTGAAGACACTTGGCAAACAGGCCAAGAATACAAGGTTGTCACCGAGGTTCACACAGTGCGCTTGTATGGCAAGCTAGCTGAGAGAACTGTTGAAGAGCTTGAACCAAATGACAAGATCTATGTTGAGGGCTCAATCAAGACAATCGAGAAAATGAAACACGTTAATGTGAGAACTTTTCGACTAATGGCGAAGCGGTCACCAGGTGACTTACTACCACCTGATGTAACCATCGAGCCACGAGGCAAATGGAACTAATACTGATAAACTGACAAAGGAAAACTGACATGATTAAAATGGAAGACAAGAACGTAATCGCAGGACTTGAGCGAACTTACCGAACAATGAACCCCGCTCAATATGTAAGAGAGATCTATCAAAACAGCGTTGAGGCAGGTGCTCAAAATGTACGCTTTACATATGACAAGCTAGCACAGCGAACCAATGGCATATACAAAGCTATTGGATTAGATGATGGCCCTGGTATTCCAAAAGATAAAATATTGGAACTCATCAACAATAAGAACAGCTCATCAAAGAAGGTTGGCGGAGAAGAAGATAACTTTGGGGTAGGCTTAAAAGTCTCAGCACTCCCAAGAAACCAATATGGCTTGATTGTCTTATGCCAAACTAAAGAGCATCCAAGAGGCTTTATGATATGGATGGCCTATGATCAAAGCGAAGATGGAGAAAAGAGCGCTGGTGTTAAAGGACTAACAAGTGATGAATGTTGGCGCAGTCATTTAGATGAAGACGCTGAACTGTTTATTGACCATGTGGTAGACTTTCAAGAGGTAATAGATCGCCAATATGGATCTTATGTGGTTGATGGGGTTGATTGGCTGAAGTGGTGGAGCGTCAACAGGCTTCATAAAAAGCACCTCACTGGTACAGCTGTGATCATGCTTGGCAATCATCCACAAGAAAACACTCTTGAACATTTGCAAACCAAAGGCGCAGTTTTTTTAAGGTCAAGATATTTAACTTTTGACAATGTTCGGCCCAGTCTCCCAAAAGCTGATGGGCGACACCAAGTTGAGGGCCAAGTGTCAACCTATAGAATAAATAATCCTATACAGGCACTATTTAAAAAGACTGTGCAAAGCTGGCAGCTTAAACATAAAGAGTGGACTCTTTTGGTTTTTTTAAGAGAAACAGAAGCAGTAAAAAATACAAATAGCGCTAACAAGACGCCGCTTATATATCAAAGGTTTATTGAGGCTACTGTTTATAAGAATGAACTTTATGGTGACTTTGACACGCTCACACCACAATCAAGAGCGGCCTCAAGTAGATCATGGGGCCTTTGGTCAAAGAAGGTATCAAAGAGAATCACGCTATTGATTCAGCCACCAGCATACACGACAGAGACAAAGTGTGGTGTTTATCCAAATGAGGCAAGATCAACCTTATCTTGGAAAGATTCAGAAGAAGCGCAACCAACCACAACGCTTCCAATGGATGAGCTAAAAGCTTTCTTTCAGAAGAATATGCCTGAAGAGATCAAAGATCTTTTGCTCGAAGTGGCGATTGAAGACCTAACAAATATTACAAAATCAAAGTCCGCTGAAGACTATGACAAATGGTTGAAGATTCCAAAAGATGGCCGAAAGATCAAAGCAGGTAATGGCTTATTAATTTCACATTCATCAGGCGATCAACTTGGTGGTGACTCTATTAATGATCTATTCAATACTAAGTCAGATCAAAAGTCTGTTGGCCCTAACCCTAACCCTAACCCTAACCCTAACCCGCCAAAGCCACCACTAACCAAAGAAGAGCTTGAACAGAAAGAAGCAAAGCGAAAAGCAAGAAAAGCACAAGAAGCAAAACGAAAAGAGTCTCCAACAGTACGCTTTATCAGACAAACTCATGAAGACGCTGAAGGGCGTTTTAAGTTAAATGGTATTTGGCAAGCGGCCTTTTATCAACCTCCAAGTGCAAGCGGTGAGCAAGGTAATATTCTTTGGGTAAATAAAGATCATGATTTGTTTCGTGGGTATATTACCGCCGCTTATGATGAGCTAGTGAAAAGAAAGACTCCAATGCCAAAGACCGCTATCACTGAGCACGTTGTAAAACCTTTTTGGGAAGAGTACGCACCTTGCGCAATTCAACACGCCAAAGGTCTTCCAAGCTCTAAGAAAGACAAAGACACGTTCTCACCAGAGCGTTTAACTTGGCTCTTTCTTGGATCAGTTCACTTCCTGTTTCCTAAGCTTCGTGAGTATTATAAGAAGTATTCTAGGCTTGAAGATGCAATTACAGGATAATCAACATGAGACCAACAGCCAATAAAGGACAATTAATGACTGATGATGAATTACAAGCGTTTGTTTTAGATCTACACCACCGGAGCTTCAGCATTGATGACATAGCACTTCAGATCACCAAAGAGCTTGGAATGGTATTAAAGATGGATGATGTGGAGAACATCTTGCAGTCTGCTATTATGGCAGAAATGACAGGAATACGCGCGCGCGAAGAGCTTGTCTTGAAGTCACTTTGTGAGATTAAGAAGCGACTAGTTGAGCGGGATAACTCACCACTTCAGAAAGAAAGTGAAGCGCTTTATCAAACAATCCATTCCGTGATTGGGGAATTTTATGGCTGGAAAGAAACCGAGTAAGAAGCTAGGCAGAAAGCCAAAGAGCCAAGTAGTGAGAGAAACACTCTTGGAAAATCTGCGGACAGGTATGACCGTTGAAGCTGCTTATACTCAAGCGGGAGTATCACAAAGAACTTATTTTCGATGGATGGAAGATGATGAAAAGTGGACTGAAGAAGTGGCGGCAGCTATTCGCTTTAGTGAGGCAGTTCTACTTTCAAAGCTCGACCGTTGCGCTGAAGAAAAGTCGGATTGGCGTGCTTATGCTTGGAGACTATCAAGGCGCTTTCCTAAGAGCTATGGTGACCAAAAGCAAGTTGATCTCAATGTGACTAAACAATCCGATGGATCAGCTGAAGTACTATCAATGATGAAGCAGATTGAAGCGCTACATACCAAAAATGAAACAACCTCACCACTAACAGGAGAGAGCGATGAGGTTGATCCTAGTTAAACTGACATGAATAACTGTTAAAGGTGTAACACACCGCCAAAGGACAATCAATGTGGATCATCCCAAAGAACTTACACACCTCTCTCTATGTACAGGATATGGAGGGATTGACCTTGGACTCAAGCGAGTTATCGATAATGTGCGAACAATCGCTTATGTGGAGATCGAAGCTTTCCAATGTGCGAACCTGGTCTCAAAGATGGAAAAGGGTTGGTTGGATGCAGCACCTATTTGGACGGATCTTAAAACCTTCCCATGGTCAAGCTTTTGTGGAAAAGTGGACATTCTCAGTGGGGGCTTCCCTTGTCAACCTTTCTCAAGTGCAGGCCGAAGAAGTGGAGATGAAGACCCCCGCCACCTTTGGCCATACATCAAACGAGGGATTCAACAGTGTGGACCATCCGTTGTTTTCCTGGAAAACGTTGAAGGACTCATCACCTCAAGACTTCAAAGCGACCAATGGGGCGATCCAAAAAAGACCCCTGTTTTGTTACATGTCCTTCGTGAGCTGGAGCGACTGGGTTACACAGCAACGGCAGGCTTATTTTCAGCGAGTGAGGTGGGAGCGTCACACCAGAGAAAAAGACTTTTCATTATGGGCTGTCAAAAAGATATTGATAGATCAAGATTTAACTGGAGAAAGTTGCCTTGTATGCGATTTACAGCAGGCCCAAATCAAAAACAATTTAGATATGAACCAACCAGAACACAAAAGATGGGCCACCCCCCTAGTGGGAGACGCCAATTCGACACATTTAAAAATAGCAGGTATAAAAAAAAGGCAGATAGAACAACGACAGATAAGCCTGTCAATGAAAGTCTCATTACTACAGAACACCCATGCACCACCGATAAACCCAAGATGGGTCGATTGTCTCATGGGTCTGCCGATAGGTTGGACCTGTCCATCATTTATGGAACTTGCGACAGTAGTCACGATGAATTGCGCAGTCTTGGGAATGGAGTCGTACCAGCCACAGCCAGCAAAGCGTTTAAAACACTCTTCAATACTTTGGCCAACTCCAACAGCAAAACAAAGAGGCGATAGATTAAAACATTATTTAGCCCGCTGTAAAAAGTTTATGAGCGAGAATAAGCCTTATTTTGCTCCCACTTTACAAGTACAAGTAGAGGCCGAAGAAAAAGGTATAGATATAAAACAAGAGCTTGAAAAGTTAAAACATGACTGACATCAAGCTAAATGAACTCCAACTAAATATCATCAGCGCTATATCAAGAAGAGATACGATAATAGCGGCAAGGTGTGGATGGGGTAGCGGGAAGACTTCAGCGCTTGTATTCTCCATCTTGCTTCTATCCAAGACAAGACCTGGCACGTCTTCACTATTAGTCACCGATACTACTCCAAGATATAACTCTGTTTTAATGCCAGAGATGGAGAAGTGGTTAGCCCCTCTTGGGTGGACTTACAACCACACGCTTAAGAAGTGGACAGACACAAACAACGGTTCAAGCGTTTGGTGCCGGTCGTATTATCGACCAGGTACAAGGGAAGCAACTCACAATCCACTTGAAGGATTGAATGTGACAAGCGGAGTATGCTTGATTGATGAATGTCAAACGCTGAATCAAGAGGTAGCTCACAAAGCACTTGGTCGATTAAGAGCAGGGCCAAGCCCTATCTTGATCCTAGTTGGTCTACCTGTGGTTGATGCTTGGTGGGTCAATATGTCAGAGAAGCAGGGAATAGCGCCACTCTTCTTCTCAAGCTATGTCAACCAAGACAATCTCGCTGATGAATGGTTTGAAGCAACCAAGATGCTTCCACCTGATGAGCGAGAAGCTATGATCATGAACAAGCCAAAGCCACCGAGCGGATTGATCTATTCCGAGTTTACAGAAGCTAGCCATGTCATCGATGGTTGGAGTTATAGAGAAAGTATGACTGGTCGGATTGCCATTGATTGGGGATTCAGAAAACCAAGTGTATTGATCATTTGCTATGATGAGCAACTTGAAGCGTCCGTCATTTGTCATGAGATCAATCCAAGAGAAGTCACCACCGACCAACTCACCACTTTAATACTAGCCATAGCTTGGCCAAGGTCACAGCGAGACAAAGCGCCTGGCCCTAGGATATGGCTAGATGTTGGAGTGGCTGACAAGGCGGGCAAAGCTCGCAATGATCAAACGGGGCATTCAACTTTTAAGGTGATGAGACAAGACCCACCAAGAGGCCTTGGACTTCCTTTGAGATATGCTCTTGATCCTGTCAAGATTGATGTACTCAACGGTATTCAAAGATTAAAGCGAGCGTTTAATGAGAAGCGGTATTTGCTCACCAAGACGCTATGGGATAAAGGCGAAAGATCAGCGGGCAATAGTTTAAGAAAAGCACTTCTCTCTTATGGATGGGATAACAAAGAGCAGCCTAAGAAGGATGGCCGAGAAGACCCGCTTGATGCTCTCCGATATGACTGCATAACTTTTAACTGGAATGATAGCGCAGTAGATAAGAAGTACACACCACGCCGCCAAGGTGGCGGTAATAGAAAAGTCAAAGTTGGCGGATCAAAAGCAAGGAACTTTTAATGATACATCATGGCGACAGTTAAACCGCTCGACCTTATGCGCTATCTATGCCGATTAATTACGCCGCCCGACGGTACTATCCTCGAACCTTTCGCAGGCAGTGGGACGACCTTATGCGCCGCCGCTCTCGAAGGTTTTACTTCAATCGGTATCGAGAGAGAAACGGAATATATCGAGATCATAAAAGCTCGGTTAAAGCACTGGTCAGGTGGCAAGCATGACTACGCTGACAAGGTTAAAGCCAAGCCTTCGAGCGGTGAACAGCTTAACCTTTTCAGTTGAACTTGATAGCGTTGTGACCTAGACTCTCTAAGCCACCGAGGGGATAGCCATTTTTGAAACACTTGGAGTATAAAACCAAGGTGGCATTAAATAAAACTGTCACGCTTGCTCATGTTTTACAAAGTGGATCAGCTGAGTCAAAGAGATCAGTAGAACAGTTTAAAGAGTAAGCGTAACCTTATTAAGCTATACCGTTAAATTATACTGAACAAGCTTTTATTGATAAAATTGCTTCTTAGTGCTTATATTGTTATAGAG